GAACACAAAGCCGTCAGGCAACAAAATCCTAAACTCAGATTTTTCAATTTGGCAACGTGGAACATCTTTTTCATCTATCGCTGCAAACGCTTATGGTCCAGACCGCTGGACTTTCGGCGTGGTTGGCGACGTTGTAAATGTGACGCGTCAAACCTTCACGGTTGGAGATTTGACGGCTATTGGTTACGGTAGCGGAAAATACTTTTGTCGTATGGAAGTTGTGTCCTCTAATGGTTCAGCGCGTATGGTGCAGAAAATTGAAAACGTTGAAACCTTAGCAAATCAAACAGTCACAGTTTCTTTTTGGGCTAAAGCAAGCGCGACCACTAGCCTTGACGTTTATTTTCAACAGTATTTTGGAACGGGTGGAAGCACTACAGTCCAAACAACCGCTGAAGTTGTAAGTTTGACAACCTCTTGGCAGCGTTTTACTAAGAGTATTACCCTTGCTTCAATAGCAGGAAAAACCATAGGTGCTGATAATTATTTAAGCGTTGAGTTTCGCGAAACTACTGCTTCGACAAATGTCAGTTTTGATTTCTTCGGCGTACAGGTTGAAGCGGGCAGCGTTGCTAGTGCTTTCCAAACTGCAACAGGAACAATCCAAGGAGAATTAGCCGCTTGTCAAAGGTACTACTGGCGAGCAAGTGGACAATCAACACAATATTTTGGAACAGGTTGTACGACTGCAACTACGGCAGCGCAAATCTTTGTACAAAATCCGGTGCCAATGAGAGTTGCGCCGACATCGATAGATACGTCAGGATTAAAAGTATTTGACACCAATACGTCAGCAAGTGCCACCGCCGTAATTGGTTGGAACGCTCCTTTTGGCACACGTGTCGATTGTAGTTTTACTGGCTTGACAGCTAATAGAGCTGCATTTTTATTTACAGACTCAACAGGCCATCTCGGATTTAGTGCGGAGCTATAATGACAAACATTGAAATAGTTGAAAACTTTGACGGAATTGAACAGGTCATCATTGATAATGGTGATGAGACTTTTACTTCAATGTCTAAGGCAGAATATGACCGCCAACAAGCGGAACAATCCACACCAATTTTGCCGGGCGATGCTAACTAGCTACAACGGGTACCCGGCCTCAAAAGATCCGGATGAAATAAAAATAAAGTCCTACCGTGTACGCGGTACGGATCGTAAGCTAAGGTGCGCCGAGAGTGTTGGGCCTCTCTTGGCGGCCTTTGCTGCCGAGTTTCACGAGCTGATCGAGCCGATCGATGAGGGAACCTTTGATGACTGGGCTTACGCTTTTCGTATGGTGCGCGGTACTACCGATAAGCTTTCGTGCCACTCAAGCGGAACGGCTATCGATCTCAACGCAACAAAGCATCCACTAGGTAAATACGACACCTTTCCCGCTGAAAAGGTACCTATGATCCGGGCCCTTGCTAAAAAGTACGGCCTCAAGTGGGGCGGCGACTTTAAGAGTCGTCCGGATGATATGCATTTTGAGGTAAACGTGACACCGGCTAAGGCAAAAGAGTTAATCAAGAAATTAGGACTAGGAGACAAAGATGAATAAAAAGCAATTAGAGGCAGCTGCAAAATCTTACGCACGTGCAGCGGTAGCCTCAGTAGTAGCTCTATATATGTCAGGTATTACAGATCCTAAGGTACTGGCTAACGCCTTTATTGCCGGCCTAATCGGCCCTCTTGCTAAGGCTTTGCAACCTAGCGAGAAGGCTTACGGCCTCGGCTCAAAATGATCCGTGCCCTGATAGGGGCATTAGTGGGGACTTTGCTCTTATCGGGGTGCGGTTACGATGGATGGGTCAGATATGAGTGCCAAGTCTACGAAAACTGGGATAAACCTGAGTGCACTCCGCCACAATGCGAGGCTACGGGAGTCTGCAGTAAGGATCTTATTAAGCAAAATGGCTAAAGATAATAGGCGCCTAAGCCCTGAGGACATACACGCTCGACTAATCTTTTTAATCGGTGCGGTATTAGCTTTAACCTTTTTTGTAATTACAGGCGGGGCCGTCTACGCCTTGGTGTTTGTTACTCAGCCTGTAGGGGCTCAAGCTCCCAACGATAGAGACTTCATACAGTTACTACAGACCTTGGCCATATTCTTAACTGGGGCTTTAGGTGGAGTACTGGCAGGTAATGGCCTTAAATCTAAGCCTAAGGATCCGACAAAGACCGACACGCCAAGCTAGATAGTTGCTTTATGTCAGTTGCTAGCCTCATACTGATACTACAAACGCCGGGAGGGCTACTCGGTTAGGTAGCTGCTCGGCCTGAACAAAGGGCTAAGTAATGAACAGTTTAGATATATTAATCGCATTAGCAGCTGCAGGTATGGGCTTTATGTTTATGGTGCTCGGATACTCAATCGGCTACCGACAAGGGCACGGCGAAGGCTTTATTAGAGGCCGCGCTATCGCTCAAGCTCTGAAAGACAAGGAGCTAATCTAATGGGATTTTTAGATAACTACGAGGATGTAAACGCTCGTATTAAAAGATTTAGAAGTGAGTATCCAAGCGGTAGGTTATGCGCCACGATCGAACACTTAGATATACAGGCCGGCACCGTACTTGTACGAGCTGAGGCATACCGTGAGTATGAGGATGAAAAACCAAGCGCCGTAGATTATGCGTTTGGTAACGTGGCAGCTTATCCAAATAATATGAAACGCTGGTTTATAGAGGATACCCTCACGAGCAGTTACGGCCGGGTAATCGGGCTTTTAACTCCAAGTCTAGAGTTTAACTCGAGGCCTACGGCTCAAGATATGCAAAAAGTAGAGACTTTGCCCGCTGATCCTGATCCTTGGAGCAAAAAGGCAGCGATCGAAGATATGCCTACTATGGCAAGTGCTATTGGTGAGATCGAACAGAGCTTAGGCGGGGCATTAGTAGCTGAGCCTCCTCGATGCTCGCACGGCACTATGGTTTGGGCTGAGGGTACGGCTAAAGCTACAGGTAAACCTTGGGCAGCTTACAAGTGCACCGAGAAAAACAGAGCTAGCCAATGTAACCCATATTGGCACGTACTTGGATCGGACGGAAAATGGAAACCTCAAGTATGACCGAGAAAAGCCTATTTGATTACATCAAAGGCAAGTACGTTGAGGATCTAGAAATGTCCGGCGATGCCTTTGAGTACATCGATGCCACGAGTCAGACTTATCGTATGAAGGTAGAGCTCAAGTGTAGACACACTCATTACGACGAGCTTATTTTGGAAAAGGATAAGTACGAGTCGCTGATGCAACAGGCCGACAAGCTGGGCTTTACGCCGTTTTACATAAACTCAACGCCTCAAGGCATATACGCGTTTAACCTACGCAAAGTTACGGTCACTTGGACTACACGGCGCTTACCGGCTAGCACATATAACAAGACTGCACCGGTTGATAAAGAGATAGCGCTGCTTCATATTGATAAGGCGGTTAAATTGTAATGGGAGAAATAACGTTTATAAAAGATGGATACGCCACGACGATCCACGATAACGGCGATATGACTGTAGTAGCTATGGATCAATGCGATCAATGCCATAACTGGGTATCAAGTGACGGCGGGCTAAAAGTACGCGATGTAGGCCAAGAGATAGTTATTTGGCTTTGTGCAGAGTGTAGGGCCTAATGAATACATATAAATACGAGTGCCGTAAGTGTAAAAAGGTTACGGATCAGATCGAGCGCATTATCACAGATAACCTACCGCCTAACGTTAAAACGCTCCAATGTACTAAATGCGGCGTTATGGGTGTGTGTTTAATGGAGGCTCAAGATGCCGACTTATGAGTATGAGTGCATAGTATGTAACGTGCGATATGAGACTATTGAGAAAATAGCCGAGCACACTACGCCGTATTGTTGCTCGATGATGATGAGGCAGATTTATAGTGCTCCTGGCATTAGCTTTAAGGGCACGGGCTGGGGCCATCAATGATAACCGTATTAATGGGGCCTCCCGGATCGGGTAAATCTACTTGGGTCGATAAACACTATGAACACGGTACACATATATTTAATACTGAGGCAGTACGTACTAGACCCGGTATAGATGTACAAGGCTTTATGCGTTATGAACGTATCAAAGCTATTAAAGCTGCTCAATTAGGGGTAGATGTCATATGCGATGGTACGCACACTATCCCGGGTCATAGGGCCATATGGTTACAGGTAGCTAAAGAGCTGGGTATCGAGACAAAGATCATCGCCTTTGATACGCCATTACTTACGCTCTTACAAGTACAAAAAGAGCGCTTACATCCGGCACCACATAAAGTCGTAGTCGATCATTATCGGCGCTTTCAGCTGCAAAAGCACGTAATTAACCGAGAGCCTTGGCATTACATCGAGGTAATCGTTAGGGGTATTAATGATAAATAGTTATCCACAGAAGTTATACACAGGTGTAAAAGCCCTGTGGGACACGCTCAAGATTACGCTCATACTTGACACCTATTTGACTAAGGGTTTACGCTCCATACTCGCAGGCGAGCCGCTGAGGCGGATAGCTCGCAGGCGTAGTTTGGTGCTTTTGGCCGGGCTATTGCTATTTACGGGAGTAAATCAAGCCTCAGCTATTAATGAGCCAAAAGATGTAAATAGATACAAGCTATATGCACACTTTAAGTTAGTAGATGCAAAGCAGTATCGATGCTTAGAGCTGCTATGGAACCGTGAGTCTAGATGGGATCCAAGAGCTGATAATCCTAAGAGCTCTGCATATGGCATAACTCAACTGCTTAAGCTAAAAGAGAAGGATCCATATAAGCAGATAGATAGAGGACTCAAGTACATCGAGCATAGGCATTCCACACCGTGCAAGGCTTGGGAGTTTCATAAGAGGACTGGTCATTACTGATGGTTAGAGGTAGACAAGATCCAAGAGTCAGCAGTAAATACAAAAAAGCCCGGTTAGTCGCATTAGCTCGTGATGGTTACGTGTGCGCCTATTGCGGTCAGGATGCCGATACCGTGGATCACATACAAAGCATCAAAAGCGGGGGCGATCCTGTAAGCCTTGAGAACTTAATCTCGTGCTGCAAGTCGTGTAATAGCTCAAAGGGTTCACGCTCACAAGGCGTTTTTTTAGAGCGCTTTTCTAC